TGGCAGTCCTTAAAGAAATCAACAGCTAATTATTTTGCTAGCGAAGCCGTTTCAATGGCAAAAAATGCTCTTTCAACCGGAGCATATGCTACGCTTTCCGCTGTTGGTTCCATGACCAAATCCGCAGCCGCCCTTCCCGCTTGGCTGTATGAACAAGTCCGTGGTCTTCTCAAGAAGATGATGGATTGGTGGTCTGAATTAGGCTACCACGCGAAACTTGCGATTGTTCTATCAGTTGCCTTCATTATGCTTGTCATTTTGTCTTCACCATTATATATTTACTATGATTCTTTATATGAATTTTTTCATGGAAAGAAAGACAATATGGGTCCATTTGACCCTAATATGGCAAAGGCACAAGCCGGAGAACGTATAAAAACCAGTACTATGGCCTCATTATTTTCCGTTTTTGGAGAATTCAATGAGTTTCACAAACAAACCGATAAATGTACTCGTTTCTTGCTCAATTTAAGAAACCTTAAAGATTTTTTCAAAAGTCTTTATGAATTTATTGTTGAATGTTTTGATGACTTTCATAGATGGTTATATGGAGAAGCTTTTACTAAAGGAGGCGTCGATAATGACGACCTCAGAGCTACCCATGAACGTATGCTTATGACCATTTCCCAGCGAAATACAAGTGAAATCTATAGAAGTATGGATTTGATGAAACAAGTAGTTGAAGACTACCGATTTCTCACCAAAAAACTTTCCACTTTTTCCCCGAGTGGAAAAACTGCCCAACAGTTCCATCTGTCAGTTGCAAAACAACTGCGAGACTGGAAAGAAGTTTATGATACTTGTATTTATAATATAGAGATTTCTGCTAAACAATTGGCTCGCCCTGAACCACTTTGTGTTTATCTCTATGGTAAAGCTGGTAAAGGTAAAACCTTCACTGCCCCAATTATTGCGAATTGCGTTTCTCAAATGTTAAGAAAAGAACCCCTTTCTGAACATGAACGTTATTCTCGCAATCCAATTGAAGAGTTCTGGTCTGGCTATCATGGCCAATATTGCTGTTCTTATGAAGAATGGCTCCAGGAAACTGAATCTACTGATCGACAACGACAATGTTGTGAATTGATCAAAATGATTTCCACTGATGCTTATATGCTACCAATGGCAATTGCCCAAGAGAAAGGAAAATCCTATTTTGATTCCTCTCTTGTTGTTATCACTGGTAATGAATCTGCACGCCCTAAAGTTCCGATTACATGTGCTCTTGCACTTTATCGTCGAATGTTTG